CCGTATTCGTCGCCCTTCCGGCGAATGGTCGAATTTTCGTGTGTCATTGTCTTTCCTTCCTATAAAGGCCCCCGGCAACCGTGCGACTGTATCGCCGGGGGCTAGCCGTCCGTGAGTGAGCGGCTATCTCTTGACACTTCCCTTTATCTCGGCCAGCGCCCAGGTTGCGTATCTTTTCGCGTCATCGTCACCACGAACCACGCGCGCAAGTGCGTCGTGTGCCTCTATCAGTGCGCGGCACATATCAAAGGTTTCTGGCGGGTCGTATACGTCAGGCGCTGACAAGTGGGCGCGGCAACGGTCAATCATCAGTCATATCCCTCGCGTCACGTAGGGCGGATTCCTTGTATTGGCACCAGTCGGGAGTGGCGTTATCTGTCGGTATCTTCTTCGCTTCGCCGTTCCAAAAGCATTGGCCGCCCATGTAGCCTTTGCAATAATACTTTCCGCTGATGCACTTGGCTCTGAAATCTTCCGTCCCATCTGGAAGGAATATCACTGGCCCGAATGTAGCTGTCATCGTCTCTCTCCTATTCTGCTGGTATATCGGCCCACGCCATGCGGGCTAGGTTCTCTGCAAAGCGGTTCACGTCCTGCGGGCTGGCGTCTGGCCTGCCCATGACGTGACCGGCGAAGGTCTCGCAGCAAGCCTCGAATCCGAGGCCGCGCATGGCGTCCAGCATGTCCTGGCGGTGCTGAGCGTCCTTGCGGCGGGCTTCGTCAATCTCGCGGCGTTCGATGTTGCGAAGGCCAAGGCGTTCGGCGGATGCGTTGCGGCGGGTGAACATCACGCTACGCCCATTTGGGTGTTGATTGCGTCGCATATCACGCGGCAAATTTCGGTCTGTTTGTCCTTGCCGCGAAGATCTTCCGTGTGGCACAGGATCGCCACCTGACCAATCATACGACCATCATCCGAGATCAGGTGAACGCTGTTACCCACCACACTAGAATATGCACCCATTTCAGCTTTGATCTTCATTGCTCCATTCCCCATTTCACTGCCTGCCATACGATTTGATGGGCGCGTTTTTCTGGCGTGTAGTCCTCGTCATCTATGATATCTGCAAGATCGGCCATTAGGTCAGCAGGTAACGGACCGTTAAGCCAAGCCTTTGCAAATTCCTTCAGCCGTCTATCAGGATTTCCTGCCATCACTTCCCCTCCACGGCTGCGCGGAAGGCGGTGAGGGCTTTCACATGCTTCGCCCATGCTTCCGGTGTCAGGTCATCCATCGGTCATCCTCCTAATGCAATAAAAGGGACTGCCACGATCAGCAGCAGGCAAGCCGCTCCGAACAAGTCGCCCGGTGTGAATAGGCGCGGGCGCGGTAGGCGGTGGCGGGTGTAGCGGGTGAAGATGTTCATGGCTTCGCCCCGACACGTTCAAGCGCCGCCTTGATCCGCTCATGCTGGCGCGCGTGGTCGGCGCGTTCATCGCCGCTCATGGCGTCAAGAATTTCCTTGTCGGTGTCAAACCAGCGCTCCAGCCAAAGTAGGCTATTCGTCAGGCTGACAATCGCCTCGGCCATCACGACCGGCTGATCGAGATCGTATGTGTCTGGCGCGCTCAGATGCGCTTTGCAGCGGTGATAGATGCTCATGCTTCATTCCTCCCAGAGATACGGGCGGCCCATTTCTCCGCCGTGGATATCAATCGACACGCGGAAATCATGCAGCTTATTCACCGCGTAAAGGATCGGTGCCTTTTGTTTGAAACTGCGATTGCAGCGCAGCATATCGACCACGCGCGCAGCTTCGTCGCAGTTTCTGTCCAGGTATTCGCGGCATTCATCGAGCGACAGGCTTGCCCGACCGCGCATGAAAAACACGGGGTCTGGGTATTGCGCGATTGCTTCGCGCCCGGTGATTATGCTTCCGTGCCAATGCCTGAAACGCTTGTTTTTCGGGTTCATGCCGCACACTCCGGCTGATCGAGATCGTATGTGCCTGGCGCGCTCAAATGCGCTTTGCAGCGGTGATATGTGCTCATTGTCTCTCTCCTATTCATGTTCCCGGCGAGAGCGATCGAGACACCCCGCGCATCGGTAAGTGGGCGGCTCCGGGTGATAGCCCTCGGAAACCATGGTCAGGCCGTCGCTGGCCCCGCAGGCGCAGCGCGGGTTGTCCCGGCGCCAGTCGCGCAGCTGCGGGCCGGTGAGCGGCGCATCGGGGCGGGGCAGGACAGCCACGGTCCTGAGTCCGGTGCCGCCGCACATGTCGCAGCGCGCGCCGTCCTCGGCCCACTTGTCGCCGCGGCAGGTGCGGCAGAAGTCGGCGGGATCTGCAAAGGCGTCGAGCATGGTCATTTGCTCCATTCGTTCGCGGGGACGCCGCGCAGCATCGCCAGGTAGGTCCGGGCGGTGCGGGTCAGGTAAAGCCAGTCCATCGAGCCGCGCGGCCACTGGCGGCGTTCGGTCATCACGTCGCGGAATTGCTGCCGGGTCATGCCTGGCCCCCGAAGATGATGATGAACACGAACGGCAGGGCGATGATCCCGCCGCAGACGAGGGTGTCGGCCACCACGTCCCGGATGCGCCAGCGGCGCGGCTCGGGCGGTGGGGTGATGAACGGGCGGATCGGGTTCATGTCACGCTGGCTCATGGTCAGCGCCGCTGTAGGCCATGGCGTCATTGAAGGCGTCGGCGGTGGCGCGGGCGACCTCGAAGTTTTCGCAGAACACGTCAACGCGGTTTCCCTTGCTGTCATAGAACGCGACCCAATTGGCGCCGTTGCTGCTTTCTGCTTTGACTTGGGACGGGCGGTGAATGCTGACGGACATGCTCATGCGTCTTCTCCTTTCAGAAATTCCATCTGGATTTCGTCGCCATCAATCTGCTTGAGATAATAGCCCGTCATGGCGTCTTTCGTTTCTTCGCGGATTTGCTGCGCGCGGGCCTTCAGATCGGCCAAAGGCGCGCCTTTCAGCGTCACGGCCCATTGCCATGCGTTGCCGCGAATGTCTTCTGTGATGGTCATGTGTCTTTCCTCCGTTGCTACACATACCTACCACCGCGTAGGGACAAAATCAACCCCTGTTAGCGCAAAAACCTTCGCCCGCGTTTCGGCAATATAGCCGTGATCCGGGCCGTGACGTTCGCGCCAGGAACGCTTTTCAGCGTGAACCCCGTGCGGCCCTTGGTGGCATTCTTTGCACAATGGCACAGTTTCAAAATCACTTGCCTTGCGGGTGCCGTATCTATCGCTGATGCAATGATGCGCGTCATTTGGCGGTGCTGATCCACACACGCAACACGGCAGTTGCTTGACCGCCTGCATGTAGCGCAAGGCGTCCTGCCCTTCATCGCTGGCCCGGTATGCAGCGCGCTTGGCTGATACCTGGCGCAAGCGGGTCTTGCGAGCGAGATTGGTGCGTTTCACTCGCCAAACTCCTCCTGATATTTCAGATCATCCGGGTGCGTTAGCCTCACGCCCTGCGGCGTCCAGTGCTGCGAAACAGCGTCCATATACGCGGTCATCTGGTCTTTAACCATCAACCGCGTTACCGGCAGATCAAACGCCTTCACCGCTTCCAGCTTCGCCTCATAGTCTAGGTGCTTCATCACACGGTCATAGGACAGCCGGAACGCCTCGTTTTCGGCGCGCAAGATCGGAACGCCAAATCGCAGCTTGTTATACGCCCGCGCGTCTTCGTGGGTCATGTCGCCCATCTGCACCGCAATATCGGTGTTCCAGCGTTGCGCCAGCCGGTTTTGCCTTGCCCGTCGCGGTTCGCCTTTTGTCACGGTCACAGTGCTAGGAAACTGGCCGCGCGCCTTCAACATCGCGGCCAGCTTGTCAGCGTCTTCCGGCGTTCTGATAACGCGGGTGGTCAATACGCTTCCTTTTCTGTCCAGACCTTCACGCCCGCTATCTGCGCGACCTTGTGGTTCCTGAGCACATATTCTTCGATGAACGCGGTAACGGCATCACGGTCATTTGCGGCGATCCAGTGAAGCGCGGCGCGATGGTCTTCGATGGCGTATTTCGTGACCGTGCGAAGGCCCTTCACCGTGTCCTTGTTCGCGGCACTTGCAGCCTTCTTTGCCTCGATCGCTTCAGATTGCAGCCGCGCGGCTTCGGTTGCGGCTTCATAATCCGCTGCGTTGGCCTTGCGGGCGGCTTCCTCGGCAGCGCGTTCCTTTTCGCGGGCTTCCTCGTATGCCTTGCGCTTGGCCGCTTCCTTCTCTGCCGCCAGCTTGCGCTTGAACGGATCGACCACGGCGGCAAGCCCCTTGAGGCGGCGTTCAATGTCATCTTCGGTCGGCTTCCAGCGAGCAATTTCCGCTTTCCAGGCGTCATGCAGCGGCGCTGTTGCGGATTTCTTTGCCTTGGCAAGTCCCGTCTTGGCGGCGCGGATTTCCTTGATTACCGCATCAACGGCGTTCATCTGGTCTTCGTTTTCGACCGGCGTTCCATCAAGCCAATTCTCGGCTTCGCTGATGGCGTCACCATAGGGCGCGAGGGCTTCGTCAATCGGGTCTGGCGGGTTATTGTGGCCAATGTCGCTCATGTCAGTTTTCCTTTTCAATATGGCAATTCGCCGTCAAGGTCATCCTTGACAGCCTTGTCATGTTCCGCCTCGGCTTGCAGTTCCGCCTTGCGCGCGTCCTTGGCATGGATAACGTCAGGCACAATCAGCACTTGCTTGGGAAGGTCGGACCAGATTGCTTTAAGCTGATCAAGGCTATCAGCCACGGTCAAGCTGGCCTTGGCAGCGTCAACTGCTTCCTGCGGCGGGCCAGATGGCTCCCGCTTCACGTTCTGGTCACGTTCTGGTTTGGGTTTGTCTTTTGGCGCGGCCTTTGCGGCAGCATTCCCATCGTCATCTTCCGGCGCAATCCCGGCCATTGACATAAGGCCATAGCGGCGCGCGTATGTTACGGCAGAGCCATAGCCCTGCATGTCATTTTTCTGCACAATAAGCGGAACGCGGCAACGCAATTCCCCGTCGCTGTCGCCATGAATAAGCACAGTCTCGACATAGCGCCCGCTTTCGTCGTCAATGGTGGGCTGCACAACAGCGATGCCATGCGCGTTGAGGGACGGCAGGCAGGCGTCCATAACGCTGGCAAGATCGGCATACTTGCTACGAAAATGCGGGTTGTTCGCTGATTTCAGCGCTTTCCCCATTTCGGATTGAGCGGCTGCAAGGGCAGCGGCAATGTTTTTGTGAGTGGTTTGCGTCATTGTCATATCCTCCTAAATCACCTCGCCACCCTAGCGCAATGTCCCTACATGCGCAAGCCTTGCGTAGCGACAAAATTGCGTTTATGCTGTCGCAAAGAAGCAAAGGGGAAACCATGACCGTTAAGAAAATCACTACGCAGATACGCACCACGCCGGAGGAACGCGCGGGCTGGATTGCAGCGGCGAACCATTACGGGACGACCGTTTCTGCCGTGTGCCGTGACGCGCTCAACAAGCTGGTACGCCGCGCGGAAAAGGAACAGGCAGATGCAACCGATCAAGGCAAGTGAGCCAAACGCGGCGTTGTGGCGGGCGCTGATGGAAGCGAAGGAGCGGCGCAATGCGTAAACTGCGCGTTCTCGATCTTTTCAGCGGAATTGGAGGCTTCAGCCTAGGGCTTGAACGCACGGGCGGTTTTGAAACCGTAGCTTTTTGCGAGATCGAAGATTTCCCGCGCAAGGTTTTGCGCAAGCATTGGCCGGAGGTGCCGATATATGAAGACGTGCGAACCCTCACAGCAGACGTTTTGGAGCGAGACGGAATTGCCGTTGATGTCATCACGGGCGGCTTCCCGTGCCAAGACATTAGCACAGCTGGAAAGCAAGCGGGGATCGGGGAAGGAACCCGAAGCGGCTTGTGGTCCGAGATTGTCCGACTTACTCGCGAGTTATCACCCCGCTACGTCATCGTGGAGAACGTCGCAAACCTGCTTAGTGGCCCTAGCGAAAAACGAGGGGGATGGTTTGGCCGAGTTCTTGGAGACCTGGCCGAGTGCGGGTATGATGCGGAATGGGAAAACATACCGGCTTCAGCCTTGGGCGCTTGCCATCGCCGCGAACGTGTCTGGATTGTTGGCTACGCCGGTGAAGCAAGACCAAAACAACATGCGGCCTTGGCCGTCAACAATGAATTGGAATTGCGTGATGGGTTATTTGGGGAAAATGGGCTTATTGCCAACCCCGAATGCTTCGGACAATCGGGACAGAGGAGGGCCGAAAGACAAGTCAATTCAGCGCCGTGCCAGAATTGGAAAGCAAATAACCCTATCAATGCAATTCGATGGCCAGTTGAACCCCCGGTTTGTCGAACAAATGATGGGGTATCCAACGGGATGGACAGAATTGCAGCCCTCGGAAACACAGTAGTGCCACAAATCCCAGAATTGATCGGCAGGGCGATCCTGCAAGCAGAACATGGACCATGACCGCATAGAGGCAATGAAGAACACCCTTCGCCGCTGCACCACGGTTGCGGAGGTTGACGCCGCCGCGCGCCTTCTTGGCAAGGACGTGCAGGAAATGTCAGAGCACCCGACATGGGCGGTCTACGCGATACACATTCGCAACCTTGCCGATTATATGCGCCGCTTTGTCGTGCGCTGACCACACTGCCGCCGCGCATCGCCTGTTGCGCGGCCAACTGGCCGGGGCTTCGGTCCCGGCACTTTTCAAGGAGGAGTGACATGCAATCCCAAACCAAGCAGATCAAAGCCGCTTTGGATAGCGGGCGCAAGCTGACCGCCATTGACGCCTTGCGCGATTTCGGATGCTTTCGGCTTGCCGCCAGGATCATGGACCTGACCGACGACGGCTATCCAGTTGACCGGCGCATGATCGAAACTGACGATGGGAAGCGCGTGGCGATGTATTGGAAGGGCAGCGCGGTTGACTGAGTTCCTGATCCGCCTTCCATGGCCACCAGCAAAGACAAGCCCGAATGCCAGCGGGCAAGGCAAGTGGCGCGGCAAGTCCGAAGCGGCAAAGAAATACAAGACCGCCTGCGCTTGGGAATGCAGGGCTCGCAACGTCCGCCCGATGGGCTGCGATGCTGTTGACGTTGAGGTGACGTTCTGCCCACCTTCATTGCGGCGCTACGATCTGGATAACATGCTAGCGCGCTGTAAGCATGGCCTAGACGCCGTGTCAGAGGCTATCGGGGTGGATGATGCTTGCTGGCGGTCTATGAACCTTCTGCGCGGCGACAAGACGCCTGGCGGGTGCGTTCTGGTGCATATCAAGCCGGTGGAGTGAGCGCTGGCCGAAACCTTGTCGGGCTGCCGCGTCAGATGCACCGCCAACCGATGGGGAAGGCTATAGCGGCAAACCGCGCTCGTCCCCACCATACCACAAGCGGAACTGGCTGCAATGAAAAAGCGGGGCCGAAACCCCGCTTCCTTCAGAAGACACATTACCTATCGGCGACCTTGACGGATGATCCGAGCGGTTTGGTGTTCTCCTCACCGAGATTAACAATACACGGCCATCCTTCGACGCGCAACACCTCTCGCCACTTTGCAAACCCACTTTGCAACTTTGCAGAAATCGGGGGCTTGATTTTGCGGTATGGCATGGCTTAGAAAGAAAGCGGCGGCGGACCCGGAGGAAGGGTCAACGCCGCCTGGTGACGCGAAACTTTCGCAGGGTTTCAGCGCGTCACGACGAAGATATACCCCATGCGGGGGCGAGCTTCAAGAAAATCCCTGCCGATTTTTGGCGCTTTTGAATAAAGCGTTGTGGTTTTGCCAGTGCCCCCGAATGCGCTGGATGCTTTGGGCCTCTTTGCCTGTGCGACCTAAGGGGCGCGAAAGGATTTCCGGGCCGATCTGGTGTAACGCCTACGTTCCCAGACAGAAGCGCGCATATGGGTTGACGTTTGCCAGCGGTTTGGCGGTCGGGTGTGGGTTCGTGCCTTAAAACGGACAGCGCGTAGATACAAAGCATGTGGGCGGGCAAGCCGTTTTGATCCTTTGGGGTCAACCCGAGCGGAAAGCGGAACTGTGACTAATGCTCAATTATGTTACAGAAACATGTGACTTGACCAAGGGCAGAAAATCGCGGATTGTAGGGACGCAATACAGGAGGAACTTAATGTCAGACCTATTCGGATGCACCTGCCCACATTGCGGCCAGCCCATGCCGGAACAGCAATCAACGCCGTTTGATGCGTTCTGGTCGGACGTGCCGCACAAGATCGGCAAGGAACAGGCGCGCAAGGCATGGAAACGGCTTTCACCGCCAGACCGGCAAGAGGCTCAAAGACACGTCAAGGCGTTCTATGCGTGGTTTGCCAAGACGTTCCCGACCGCTTCACCGCTTCACCCGTCAACGTATTTGAACAACAAGCGATGGCAGGATGAGGCGCTTAGACCTGCGCTGCGATCTTCTAAGCCGGTGGACCGCGCGGCATATTGGGCAAAGCAGATCAACGAAGGCGCAACCGTTGCCCGTTCCTATGCCAGCAGCGCGGTCTGGAATGAGATATGCGCGCGAAAGCTTGTGCCGCATGACGAGATGCGAAAGCGGGGCTTGACGTGATTTCCCCTTGCCCACGTCCCTACAATATGCAAAGATGAATAGCGGCTAGGGTAGCACCCGAAAAGGCTGGATTTCCTCCCCGGCCCTGCCGCAGCTAAACAAGGAGGACAGGAGGAAAGATTGTGACCATCACCGAAGCCATGCAGGCCGCATCAGCGCGCAGCAGCGTCGATCTGGAAACGATCATGGGGCCATGCAAACATTCTGAGGTGGTTGCGGCCCGTTGGGAGGGTTGGGCCAAGGCTCACGCGGCTGGCCACGCATTCGCAGCAATCGCCCGCGCCACTGGCCGGGATCATACCAGCGTGATGCACGGGGTGCGGCGCTTTAACGAGAGGAAAGAAAGGTGACGGACACACAACGAGCCGAGGGCGCGGAACTGCGTCAAATCATCGAGCGGATTGAACGCTTGAACGCGGAAAAGCAGGAAGCCGCTGACCTCGCAAAAGAGGTTTACGCGGAAGCCAAGGCGCGCGGATACGATACCGCAATTCTGCGCAAGGTCATTGCCCGCCGCAAGCGCGACCGCGATGATCTTGCCGAAGAAGCCGCAATTCTCGAAATGTATGAAGCCGCTTTGGAGGGGTAAGACATGCAGCAATTGATTATTGCAGGAACCGTTGGCAGGGATGCCGAATTGCGCCAGACGCAAGGTGGCGATGCTGTTCTCAGCTTTTCCATAGCCGTTGACAACGGCAAGGACCGCGACGGCAACAAGCGGGACGCGACCTGGTATGATTGCAGCCTGTGGGGAAAGCGCGCCAATTCACTCGCTAGCCATATCAGCAAGGGCGACAAGCTGACCGTGACAGGTCGCCCAAGTGCGCGTGAGCACAACGGCAAAGTTTACATGCAATGCAGCGTCAATGAACTGACGTTTATGGGTGGCGGGCAGCGCCGCGATGACACCGGCGGCGGATACGACCAAGGCGGGCAGTCAGGCTACGGCGCAGGCGGAAGGCCGGGGGGCGGGCTTGATGATGGCGGAGAGATACCGTTCGCTTGGGAGGGCCGTGTGTGATGCTGCCAAGTCAATCAACAATTGCAGTGCGTCAAACCCCAGACCGCGAAACGCCAGCCGTCATCAAGACCAAGACGGAATGGAGCAACCGCTACACGTCTGCATATGAGGAAGCTATGGCCGATCTCATGCGCAAAGAAGCCCGCGCGGCCAATGCGAGAATGCAAGGCGGCGGGGCATGGGATAGCATGTCAAAAAATGAGGCGGTGGGCCGATCAATGGGCTATCGTCAAGCAGTGCTGGACTATCTCAAAGACAATCCAGGCTGGAAAGACCGGCGCACCATTGCCGCGAATGTTGATGTGCCGGATGACGGGTTGTCAAACGCTCTGAACGGCCTCGTGACAAACAGATCGCTGGTAAAGCGTATCGTTCCGGGCGGGGCAGGAACAAGCGGGCGTCTAGGCCAGTGGCGCATTGCAAAGGGCGCTGACATATCGCCAAAAGCGCAGCGCCGCACCAATCGCCAGCGGCTGCAATTGGCCCTGACAGACAAGTGGCAGACAACCGCGCAGCTTGCCGCCAAGACCAGCCTGAACGCTGAACAAGCCCGCCGCGCGCTTCTGTCAATCACAAGCTGCGGTGACGCCTCACGCGATTACGTCGACCAAAAGCAAGGCGGGAAAAAGGCAATCTGGCGCAAGGCCGGTGCGGAAAAGCGCAGGCAAATGAAAACGGCGGTTGAACAGCTTCTCAGCGTCCTTGATTGCGGAGAATGGTTGACGCTTCGCCAGATCGCGGACAAAATCGAAACGTGGAGCGACAAGCGCCTGCAGTCGCAGCTATCAACGCAGGTATCCATCGGCGTTCTTGAAAAGCGCCTCAAGGTTATCGGTGGGCGGAAAAAAACACAGTGGAAGCGCAAGGAGTGCGACACATGAGCGCCCGCGACACCATAGACCGGATGCAGGCCACCATCGACGCACAGCGCGCCAAGATCGCCAGAATGGAAGCGGGACGCCACAAGCAGGACAAGCGCGAGAACGCGGCCCTTGGCAGGATCGTGCAGCTGGAGCAAGACGTGGCCGCGCTGGAAGCCGCCAACGCCCGCCTTGTTGAAAAGATTGTCGAACTACGCGCCGCAGCCCGACCGCTCCTGACGGACGAGGAAGACGACGCGGGAACCAAGGCAATGATGGAATTGGAACTGAGGGGGCAAGTCTGGTGAACACGATATTAACAACGACAACCGGACATGTTGCGCCATCACCAGGCGCGGACAAAATCAGGGGCGAGTTTGCAGTTGAGCAACAGTTGCTGGCTATGGGCCTGACAGCTTGGACGCCGCGCAAGATTACATTCATGCGCAGGGGCAAGAAGCGACACCCGGAACCAGTCATTGATCCATACTTGCCCGGTTACGTGTTCGCAGACATACCGGCAGAAGCCTTCCACGACGCGCGGCAGGCGCGCGGGGCGTTCTCGACCACCCTGCACCTGTCAGCGGGTAGCTTCGCCGCTGTGCGGGCGTTTCAGTGGCGCGTTGAGGCAGAGAATGCAGAAGCCAATCGCATTATCGCCGCCAACGACCGCGCGGCCATGGTGCAGTTCAATCCTGGTGACGCGCTGGAAATCCTCGCAGGTCCATTTGCCGAACGCCTCGTTAAGTTTCGCAGGATGGTCATTGCAGGCAATCCCGCCGTTCCGCAGGTCGAATGGGAAACCGACATGCTGGGCCAGATGGTCAGGGGGACCGTTGACGTTTTGGACGTGAAACCCGCCACCCCTTGAACGGTGCACAAAATGCGGTATAATGCCGCCAAGTCCGCACCAGGCTAACGCCGGTCGGTCACCCGCAGTTCGGTTTATCTATCCCGAACGCGCCGCCTTTAATGTGCCCAGACAAGACAAAATCAACGCTATTACTTAGCGCATCGACCAAACCGGAAGCGGCGGATTCGGTGGCGCTTTGCCATTCACACACCAGTAAGAGGACGCCCCATTTGCGCGGCGTTGTTTCCATGGCGCTAAAGAATTGGCCAGCGGATAAGGTCGAACGCCGCAACGTCACAGACCTGACGCCATACGCCCGCAACAGCAGAACGCACAGTGATGCGCAGGTCGCACAGATCGCGGCAAGCATCAAGGAATGGGGGTTCACAAACCCGATCCTGATCGACCCGGACGGCGGCATCATCGCCGGTCACGGTCGCCTCCTGGCCGCGCAACGCGCCGGGATAGACGATGTTCCTTGCATCATCGCAGATGGGTGGACCGACGCGCAGAAGCGCGCATACGTCATCGCAGACAACAAGCTGGCGCTGAATGCCGGGTGGGATGACGAAATGCTCAAGGTCGAATTGGGCGAACTGTCCGATCTGGACTTTGATCTAAGCCTGACGGGATTTGACGACGACGAACTCGGCGCTTTTCTCGCAGATGAACCAACAGAAGGACTAACCGACGAGGACGCGGTGCCTGATGTTGCAGAACAGCCTGTCACGGTTGAGGGTGACGTTTGGCTGCTGGGGCGGCATCGGCTGATGTGCGGGGATAGCACCAGCATTGACGCGGTGGAGCGGCTGATGGATGGGCGGAAGGCGGATATGGTTTTCACTGACCCGCCCTACAATATCGACTATCAGGGCGTGAAAGACCGGCGAGACAAGATCAAGAACGACAAGATGGCGGATGAGGATTTTGTGGATTTCTTGCGCCAGTCTTTAATGGGGTGCGAGACTATGTATGTCTGCTGTTCGTGGCAATACGCGCACTTATTCAAGCAGGCGATGACCGATCTGGCGAGAGCGCCTAAGGCGATGATCGTTTGGAACAAGATTAACCCGGCGCAGCACTTGGACAAGTATTTCAAACAGCACGAGATTATTTTTTACTATGGGGACTTTGGGGGGCAGAAGACCTTGCGCGGGGATGTATGGGAAATGAAACGCCAGCGCAACACGGTCCATCCTACGATGAAGCCTGTAGAGTTGATTGACATGGCGATGGTAGATCAACCCGAAAAGACCACGATTTACGACGCATTCGGTGGGAGTGGATCGACGATGATTTCATGCGAGAAAAACCACCGTGACTGCCGCATGATGGAACTGGACCCGAAATACTGCGACGTCATCATCAAGCGCTGGCAGGACTTCACAGGCCAGCAGGCAACCCTTGAAGCAACAGGACAGACGTTCGCGGATTTGGAGGCAGAGCGATGCAGCGCCGCAGCGTAAGCCTCATGGAAGCAACGGCAAGCACCGCGATAGGGTTTTCGGTATCCCTCGCCCTGACATTCACCGTGCTGCCTGCATTCGGCTACGCCGTCACAGCGCCCGACGCGTGGGGCATCACCGCGATCTACACCGCTGCATCCATCCTGCGCAGCTACGCAGTCAGGAGGGCGTTCAATGGGCAAGGGTGATCCGAAAGGCGGGCGTCCAGAGTTTGTGCTATCGCCGGAAGAATATGAAAAGCTGATCGCAATGATCCGCATTCAATGCACACAGGAAGAAATCTGCGGCATCTACGGCGGCATTGATCACAAGACGCTAAACAAAGCCATAAAGGCACACGGAGGCGTTGGTTTTTCCCACCTATATAAAAAGCACAGCGACGAAGGTAAGGCATCGCTGCGCCGTTCACAGTGGAAAGCAGCGCAGGATGGCAACCCGACAATGCTTGTATGGCTTGGCAAGCAAATGCTTGGTCAGCGGGACAAACATGACATTGACGCTAACCTGTCTGGGGACTTGAACGTCACCAAAATAGAGCGCCGCATTGTCAGCCCTGATAATTGAAACGCCATCGGCTCTTGCGCCACTGCTTGAGCCAGCGCGTTATAAGGGTGCGCATGGAGGGAGAGGCAGCGGGAAGTCGCACTTTTTCGGGGAAATGGGTGCAGAGGACGCGCTAAGATATCCCGGCGAATTTGGCGAAGGGATGCGCATGGCTTGCATTCGCGAGGTCCAGAAAAGCCTCAAGGAAAGCGCAAAGCACCTGATCGAGGCCAAGCTGCGCAAGTTCGGGCTTGGTGAGGCGCAGGGCTTCAAGGTCTTCAAGGACGTGATCGAAACGCCGGGCGATGGCATCATCATCTTTCAAGGCATGAAGGACCACACGGCGGAAAGCATCAAGTCGCTGGAAGGCTTTCACCGCGCTTGGGTAGAGGAAGCGCAGGCACTGTCGGCAAAGTCGCTTGAGCTTCTGCGGCCAACAATCAGAACGCCGGGATCGGAACTGTGGTTCTCATGGAACCCGCGCAACCCAAAAGACCCGGTGGACAAGATGCTTCGCGGGCCACAGGTGCCGACTGACGCAACGGTCGTGCAATGCAACTGGAAAGATAATCCGTGGTTTCCCCGTGAACTGGAGCAGGAACGCCAAGACGCGCTGGCAAACGACCCGGACAGATACGGTCACATTTGGGAAGGCGAATATGCCCGCGTTTATGAAGGGGCCTATTACGCAAGCCATCTGGAAGCGGCAGAGCGCGAAGGCCGGGTTGGCAACGTTGCGCATGACCCGCTTCTAAGCAAACGCGCATATTGGGATATCGGCGGCACCAGCAACAAGAGCGACGCAACAGCGATCTGGATTTGTCAGTTTGTCGGGTCAGAGCTGCGTGTCACCGATTATTACGAGGCCATTGGGCAGGAGTTTAGCGAGCACGTTGGCTGGCTTCGCCGCAACGGGCACGAGGAAGCAATCTGCAAGTTGCCGCACGATGGCAAGAAGCACGACACGGTTCACAAGGTTACGCCGCAAAGCTATCTGCGCGAGGCTGGGTTCGCGGTTGAGGTCATGCCTAACCTTGGCGCAGGCGCGGCGATACAGCGGATTGAAGCAGCGCGGCGGGTGTTCCCGTCCATTCGCTTTAATCGGGACACAACGGAAGGCGGGCGCGAGGCGCTGGCCTGGTATCACGAGCGGCGTGACGAGGAGCGGGGCATCGGCCTCGGCCCGGAGCATGATTGGTCGAGCCATGGCGCGGATGCTTTCGGTGGCATGTGCGTTGATTTCCTTAATAGGGTTGACGAGACAAGCTGGGGCAAGCCGATCCGGCGCAACTTAAAGGGATATGCGTGATGGGTAGACCTAGCGGAAAAACAGTATGGCGCAAGATGACGACTGCGCCAAAGGACAGGCCCATTCTGTTGCTTGAACGCGATGCTTACACCGAAGGCAATGGCGGGGCGTTTGGTCGGGATCACGTTGGCCTTGGGCGGTGGATTGATAGGTGGGAGATCACCTGGGAAGAAAACGGGCTTGAGTGGGTGGAGGCAGAGCCAGAGGCTTGGGCCGATATCACGTTGCCGGAGGCTGACTGATGGCACTTGACACATTCGCCAACTTGAAAACGGCAATTGCGGATCACCTGAACCGGGGCGACCTGACCAGCTATATTCCCGACTTCATCACGCTTGCAGAGGCGCAGATGCAGCGGGATTTGTCCAAGCACTACCTGCGGGAAGCGCGAACAACGCTGACTGTTGACGGGCAGTTCGAGGACGTTCCGAGCGACTTTTACAGCCCGGTGCGTCTTTCGCTGCAAGGCAAGCATCGCCCGCTTGAACTTATGTCTCTGGCGGAAATGCAGGGGCGGCGCGATGACTGTGACGACGAAACCGGCGAGCCTCTTGGCTACGCAATCAACGGCGCTGACCTTGAGTTCTGGCCGTCGCCAAACGACACCTACACGGCTGATCTGGTCTATATCCAGACCATCACGGCACTTTCGGACGCGAACACGTCCAATTGGTTGCTTGTAAACGGTCCTGACGCTTATCTGTATGGATCGCTCATTCATTCTGCCCCGTTCCTGCGCGATGACGAGCGCATCGGCGTCTGGGCGGCTCTCTACAAATCGGCCATTGACGGTCTAAACCACGCCAGCACCGAAGCCCGCTTCGGCGGCACTGGCCTGCGCATGAGGTAATAGCATGGCAACCGTATCTTTCACTTCCGACCAGTATGTTACGAGCGCGCAAGTTGCGTGGGCGGACATTGCGACTGGCGACACGATTGTTGCGTATGAAATCAGCGACCAAGCCGGGTTGGCTGGCGCGGTGCAGTTTGCCGGGACTTTTGGTGGGGCGACTGTGACGCTGACCGGATCGAACGATGGCACGAATTTCGTGACGCTAACGGATCAGACCGGCGCGAATATTTCCGTGACTGCTGCGGGTCTTGTTGAGTTTTCAACGGCATGTCGATACATCAAGCCAAGCATTTCCGGTGGTTCTAGCGATGCCGTTGACGTGACGGTTGTTCTGCGGGGCTGATTGATGGGCATTCATCCTGCCATTTTGCGGCGTCGTTCTGGCGGCGGGTCGCTCTATACGGCTGGTGGTATAAATCCGCCTTTCGTCGCGGACTTCGGGGCCGAATACTACCGCGCGCCCGCGCGCACCACGTTTGCCAATGCGATCACCCACACGGCCACCACCAACGCAACGATGACCGACAGCGACGGCCTGCTCAAGTGGCGTCCCCATAACCTTGCCTTAAACAGCGCGACACCGGCCACGCAAGACATCACGGTTACATCTGGCGCTGATTATACGGTTGAATGCACAGGCTCTGGCAGCGTCACGCTGTCGGGCGCGGGGACCGGGGCCGTTACAGAGGGAAACCCGGTTGAGGTCACGGCCAGCACAACGACGCTAACGTTGACTGTTTCCGGGTCTGTTGACCTCATGTGGGCCTACCGCTCCGACCTTGGCGGCATGGTCAACAACCCCGACCGAGGCGACAGCTACGTTCCCACCACCTCTGCTGCTGTGTATCTCCCCCGGAGAAACCACCACGTCTGGAACGGCTCTGCATGGGTGAACGAGGGCCTGCTGCATGAGAGTGAAGCGCGGACGAATTTGATTACCTATTCGGAAGACTTCACGGATGCGAGTTGGGCTAAGTTTGACGTAACCGTGTCGGCTGATGCAACAACATCCCCAAGTGGAAGTTCCAATGCTGATAAAATAGTTGAAGGGACTGGCAGCAGCATTCATCGGGTTAATACCGCTGGCACTATTGTTTCCGGGACTTCTTACACAGTGTCAGCATTTTTTAAGGCCGCTGAACGCACAAGAGTATTGGTCCGAACTAACAATGGATCAACGGACGAGGATACTTATTTTGATTTGTCTTCTGGGACAGTAATTTCAGGCTCTGGGTTGATTTCAGACCTTGGTAATGGCTGGTTCAGAGTGTCTAGAACCTTCACTGCCGCCGCATCTGTAACCTCAAGTTTTATCACTCAGTTTTTGCTGGTGTCGTCAGGAACAACGACCTCATACACAGGTGACGGCACATCCGGTGTCTACATCTACGGTGCCCAACTCGAAGAAGGCTCCACCCCATCCAGCTACACCCCCACCAATGGCTCCACAGCCACCCGTGCAGCCGAGACGCTGACCATCCCTGCGGCTAACCTGCCGTGGCCTACTCCCCGTGTAATCGGTGATGAGTTGGTGACGAATGGGACGTTTGATACGGATAGCGATTGGACGAAGGGAACCGGTTGGACGATCAGTGGTGTTGCGACAGCAACTTCTGCAACTTCTGGCCTTTACCAAGCACTGAGCCTCGTAGCCGGAAACA